TCGACGGGAAAGCAGAGAGCTGAACCCATAGACGCGAACTTGGCCAAACGGATAACACCGTGGCCAGGAACGTCAGCCTTCCTCGACCTAGTTGCTTGGATAGCCTCACTCAATAGAGGATGTCCAGCAAAAAGGTCAAGTACATGCTGATTCGAGACACGATCGGAAGCTTCGCTAAGATCTAGCGTCGCTAGGTTTCCATGAAGGGAACCTTCGAGGGCCATTCGCCTATTAGGCTCTTGGTCATCGATCCCGATAACAAGCCGAAGGAAGTCATCCTTTATAAGCTTGTCACGAATCAAAGCCTGAACCGCTTGCTGCATATACTGCATGCAGGTCGGTTCAATAGCGATGATTCGGGGTGTCTTGAGCGTCTTAGGAACTGTAATAACCCTAACGGGCGTTTCAGTTCCGGGTTCGCGGATGTCAACACTGGCAACACGGAGGCGTTTAGCCCACGTGCTGTAGGATAAGCTGTAACGCTCATCCAAGTCCGAACCCACTCTGTAAGAGGGATTCGGAGCCAGGTAGTCTTGAGAAGGAAATACTTTCTCAAGCCTAGCGGTCCAAGTTCGCTGATTCCACTTTCCATTGCTGGAAAGTCGATCAGAAGTTGAACCAGGGCCGTGTTTCGGTATAAGCTTCGAACGAGATAGAAAGGATTCCATCTCATCGAACAGCTCACCGAAGAGCACTCCAGACATTCTTCGAAAATCCTCCTTATAAAGAGGATCAAGAATCATGTCATGGAACTTGACATCCATCTCACATTGCAAAAAGTCACGCATTGCTTGCCTCTCACGTCCAGGTGTTACAACCTGGAGAGACTTACCTTGACGGGAAGTCTCGGGGAGGGCAATCTTGCTAAACATCAGTGTTAGCTGACGTATAGCATGAATCGAGTCAATGCACGGCTCCTGCAATAGCACGCCACTACTAGGATCGAACACACGCCCAAGGAAACCTTGCAGAAATGCAGGGAGACCAGTAAGACGTCCTGGAGTTCTTCCGAACCCAGGAGCGTCCCAAGGGGCGACGAAACCTTGGTCAAGCCATTTTTGGACAGCTTTTCCAAAGTCCGCCAGGCTTATCGCTAGAAACGATAGGCCCTCGTGTTCAGTCCGACTCACGACGTAATTTATGTCGCGAGTGGCGCTAGTGCAGCACCACACAGCCATTTCATTGGCTGTGTTAGACCAGAGCGACAGCAGGCTTTTCATAGTCCCTCCTTGTCAGAGGTGTACTATCCTGGCCTGCGCCAAACTACACACTACAGAAGAACGGCCACTCCGAGAGCACAAAGTATGAAACTTTGTACTTCCTTTGTGGCAGCCAACTGCAGTGTGCGTCGTTCACCCTTCCATCAAGAGGCATTCGGGTTAACACCCGTTCACAAATGCATTGATGAAGCTATCACTAACCAAATACGCAGCATTGATCCCCGCGATCGCGATCACTAGAAATTTTCTAGTGAACGAGACACGCGGATCATGATCAGTGCTGCGCCTTCCAGGAGTTTGACCTCTTGGAGTACGACGCGCAATTCGACTTCTCCGGTCATCATAAGATGATCGGGGTCCTCGATCGCCGCCGTGATTTGGTGGCATCCGAACAGAAGCTCGAAGGTATGGAGAAAAATCGGGATGTTCAGCGATACACCTTTAGGATCAAAATCCTGAGGTGCACCGCCTACATCACGACTCTCCACCCAAGAGCTTAGTGATCTGGATGTCCGAATTCGCGATGATCATGGTTTTGAAGCCAGTGTACAACGCGAAGGCCTCGGTTGCCGAAAAGCCGACAGGCGGGAGGTCGAACACCATGTACAAAGACATGGAACGTTCGACATTCACGTCGTCGCGCATCGGATCCGCGGCCAATTTCGTAGTGTTGAGTCGCAGGGTCCTGCGAAATCGCTTCGACTTCCCACCTTCGTGGGAAGCGATGATCTCGTAGAGCCCGTCACCGCTCATGTACTCCGACTTGCGGTCACCCACGGAAACGCGGGGGAGCGCAATCGTCGTACCTGATACGGTGAGCGAAAGCGGCTCGGTGAATGACACAGGCATCACTCCTAGGGGCCCGGTTAGACCCCATATTGGCGTTGTAACACAGTTACAGCGTGGCTATCACTTTGATCGGCTGATGCCGAGCGCTGCGATAATGGCTTTCTGACGGTCTGAAAGACTGTCAAAAGTCACGCCAAAACCATATGGGGTTGCCTTCCTCCTCTTCTTCGTTTCTCTTACGAAGATGAGATCAGAAGGTCGCGCGCCCGCGGGCTTCAAACCCGTCGGGCCCGTGAATGTATAGGTATTAGTCACGATGGTATGATCCATCATGTACCCATACATCAACACCTGGTTGTCGATGGCCCAGTCGGTCCAGTTCGAAAGAACATCGCCGACATTAAAGAACCAATCGACAGCCCAGCTCCAAGGAGCAAGGTTCCAGAGAGTATCTGGAGTCAGTGAGATACCCAAGAGCTTACGCGCTTGGATAACGTGACGCGCTATGTCATTCCTCATAGAATCAAGAGGAGGGACATAATAAGAAAACGCGCCACGGAACCACTGACGTCTCGTTATCTTTTGGATAACGATCACCTTGCCACTATTACCAAGAGCGCTGTCGTAACACTCCCCTACGCTCGGATGAAGGTAGGGAGAGACATTACCAAGGACCGCAATGGTCCGCTCGCTCGAGGTATCCGGGAAGTCATACGCCCGCCTAACCAGTTTACCCGAATCTCTCTCGTACTGACCGAGAATATTGTGTATTTCAACAATACTCACGGCAGTCTTGACAAGATCGTTGATAAACGGTTTCCAGCCGAACTCAAAGTTCAAGTACTCCTGGCCAAGCGCCTGACGGCGTTGTTGACCAGAAAGAGACTTGAGCTTACTGAGCGTGCCACCCACGATGGAAGGAATTCCATCATGGAGGATTTCGCCCACAGAGACGGCTAGATCGGCGGAGGGGTTACTAGGAGAACACCTAGCTATTGCGGTTGCCCCGGATTCATCCATATCCTCATCGGATGCG